GGGGAATTAGCGAAAATATCCTGGGGAAAATTAAACTGTTGTAAATAATTTTGTGTATCTGCGTCATAGTCAGAAGGAGTCAATTGAACGGAAATATCTGCATCAGATGTTTTCCATTCAAAAGTTCCAAGATTGACAGGACGCTGCAATATACTCATTATTTCATGTCGGGTGGTGTCGTTCAAAGCCATCTGAATAGTATCAGACGGCATTGGAACGGCCTCAGCGGACATTTGTACATCAGTCAGCAATTGACCTCGGGTAGAATCGACTTTCGTATTTTGGTCGTGGTCATACGAAACGGAACCACTTGAATTATTTTGATAACTAGTAGTCATGTAATACGACAGGGGTAGATGACTATTCACCCTGAAGTCGGGAGCTGTATCACCAGAGCACAGCAACACTCTATGGGCAAAGAAATAGCAAAGATAGAAAAGTATCCCGTTTGTATTTTCAATCTCAGATCACATTTCTTTGGGAGTTAGTAAAGAGGAACATATTCTGTTCGAGCATACAGATCGCGGTTGTATCTGTACACCTCCATCTGCTCGTAATATGTAGGCACAACAATGTTGTGTCCAATATTAGCGAGTTCCTCTCGAATACGATTACTCCAGTACTCGTATTCTGCTTGCGGATGGAGAGCGAGTTCCATTATAGCTTGTTCACAATTCTCAATGGTAGCCGAGATGCGCGCTTTTCCTTTGATCCAATTTGTTATTTCAAGAACACTTTCTATATCCATAGGGGCTAGAAATGTTCCATCAGGTTGAATAACAAATTTTCTCTTAAGAAAAGCTACATCTTCCAAAGGCTTCCACGGGAGAATGTTTCCGGTTTTCGTTTCGTCCGTATATGTCAATCCAAAGGAAGCAAGTGCTTTAGTCAAAGTGAGTTGATTAAACCAGTCGAGTATTTCTACACTAACTGATTTTATATCGTCATCACCATAAATGATTTCAGCAACATGCTTTCTGTAATCACATATAGCGGGTAGTCCTTGTTCCTTTTTGAGAATCAGATAAGCGATTCTCATAACTATTCCATTAAATAACGAATTGATAATAACAGTGAGAGGATTCCCTGATGGTTGGGAGTGAGTCTTACGTATCACTTCCCCACGCACCAGGATGTCCGCGTTGCAAATGTGTTCCCACAAAGCAGCACGTACCATCTGGGACTCCTCATCATCATCATACCATTCGTTAATCTTTTCCATTATCTTAACTAAAATTTGCATCAAAAGAGAACCATCAAAGTTGGAGAAATCTCCAGCTATCATTTGATTTCCTTTTGATTGCAAATGGTGAGCGAGTTTAGTCCATTCAAGGGAATAAGGGTTGATTCCGACAGCAACGCCGTTGTCAATCCTATTCCGCATAACATGAGCAGCAAAATCTAAATAATATTGTCTAATAGCTATAACCAAGTGTTGGGGGCATGCTTCAAAAACGCGAGTTTTTCCAGCATCCACCTTCGCAATTGGTCGTTTTTCATCTTTAAGAGTTGCAATAGAAATTGCATTTCCTCTTATTCCTTGTTTTGAGTCTAATATTAAATTTTCAACATCTTGTTTGAGTTCGGGATTGTCTACAATGTAGTCTTCTCCGTCACCCAACCAAGCTGTTTTACCTTTAGATTTATTATTCAAATTGTACGGGTATCCAGGTGAGGTAGTTCGATTGATTGGTCGTTTATAGGGATCATCTGTTACACCCAAAATTGCTTCTTCATATGTATGAACAATGCCTTTACCAAATTGAGGCTTTCCAAGTCCTTGGAAAACATCATTGGCAGCAGCATCAAGCAAATTTGGATCAACAAATGTTTGAACTCCCATAATTTTCTTAATTCCTTTAAGCATTGGATCTACTAATCCTTCTTCGGTCTTGATAGACCTAAGATGAGCAGGTTTAGCAATATGCTTTTGGATTTTATCGAAAACTAGGGAGGGGCCTAATTGAGTTTCAGAGGGATAACTAGGGGAAGGGGCTATTCCAATATTTAAACAGTCTCCAACATCCAACAGTGATACTTGGCAAGAAGTGTCAACCCACGCTTGAGAGTAAGGTAATCGTCCATCTATTAAATAAGATTTCGGAATACCAAATTTCTCGACGTGGGCCTGCAACGCTTCCTCCAAGAACTGTCGGGTTGTCAGAGCTCCTAAAGCTAAAACGCCGGTACCACCAGCAACATGGAAACCAATAAGTTTCGTGTGTATTAATTTGTTCGAAATAGATAACAAAGCTCCACACATTCCACTTATCGTTTCTAAATCATAATCAATATGATTTCCAATTTTAATAGGGCAAACACATGCATTGGGATTCTTGGGGCATTCATTAGTCTTATGCAAATAATATTGAGTTGTTTTGGTAGACACAGTAAAAGAAGAAGGGTACTTCTCCTGAACTATAGTCTTACCACCGATTTCATAAAAACCAGAAAAGGTTAGATCACCTTCTTTCAACAAATCAATATTCTTTGCATCAATAAATTTAGATAAAATCTTTGGTCTATTAGGTACTACAGGGGGAAAAGAAACCAAGGCCAAATCCACAGGCATACCATCCATTTGGAAGGTTTGCGAGATTTGACATTGATTTATAGGTACTTTAATAGCGGCTTCAACTGAATATGGGTTACGGATCACAATGTATTCAATGGGGTACTTATGTGGTGGATTCAAAACGGTATGTGCAGTAGTAATCATAGTGCGTCCAACTAGGAACACTCCATTACTTCTACTACACGCACCAGTCTTATCCACTGCCTGTACCCAGACTGAATTATGCAATAAAACTTGTGTCGTCTGTTCAATCTGTACTCTATCACGTTGTGCGTATTTACGAGCACCAATATGCATCTCTGTCTTACACTCTACGTATCCTCTTTCGAAGAAACTTTGAGCCGATCGTCTTTGTGCAAAGGATCGTTGTTTAACAGGTGCAGGTTGGTGTTCATAAACACGTTGGGCATAATTTCGGGGTTTGGGGACTTGTGGTTGGGAATCGTATACTCGTTGTGCATAAATACAATCATCACGAGCATAACGACCCCACAAGTCTTGGGCATATTCTATTACTTCAACTTCATCTTTCAAATCAATTTTGTCTAATTCTAAACTATCACAAATTTCACAACCAGCCAAACATAAGGAGTCAAACATTCTAATCAAATATTCATAAGATTGGTTACTATCATCCTGATTGGCATAGCGCAAAATGGGACATTTTCTTTGAGCGCGTCTCTTAGGTTTTTCTCTACGTAATTTTTCTCTAATATCTTCCAGGCATTCTCTATCAATTCCGAGTTTAAGCAAATCATTGCGAACAGATTTGATTCCTGTTTGGTCAAGAAAATGATCAAGCATGTTACCAGTCTTGGGGTAATCAATGATATCGCACGCTTTACACTTGCCACACGGTACAGTAGCATTAGTGGGCGAACGATTAAATTGACACCAAGAGTCCATATAGTCAGAGGGTTTTCTACGAAAAACTCCAGTGTACCAAATACCAAATACGGTAAGAGCTGTTGAGCAAATACCAGTTAATAATTTGGAGGTTGGTACACTAGGGAGATAGGATATTACTTGTTGGGCAGCAGAGGAGAAAAATGATAGGATAAACTGAGCTACAGAGAGCAACTTATTTTTAGTAAAACTAATACATTCACGAACACGACTCCACAAGCCAATCAAACGAGATTGGCAGTAGAGTCTACTTTCTTCAAACATATCTCTTAATTTATTCAAACGTTCACGAACATTGAATAAATGAGTGATAGTTCCAAAGAAAGAATCTTCTTCAGCATCTACAAACTTTTCAGCAGTTTCAACTTCAAACGTCTCTTCTGCAGCAACAGTCTCTATAAATTTCTCAGGGTTAAAAATTTTGTCGAATTGGTCCATTATTTGTTGTTCAGTAGCGGGAATTTCGGGTGTTTCAATACCAGCCTCGGTTCTAATAGCATTAGCAAGGCTCGCACTTTCACATTTTCTACGGTTATTTTCTTCTACAAAGTATTGCCAAAATTGTTCAAATGTTAAATTTTTCTTATCTGGAAGATAAGCAATCTCGGCATTACCTGTTTGTTTATTATGGGAAACTTTATAACATGTAAATCTATAATGTTCAACTGTCAGTGGGGGTACATCATTCACGTCAATTCCTTTACACTTAGCAACTGTTTCTTTGTCAAAGGTATAGTAAGCACAGCCATGCTCATCTTTACCTATTGGGATTCCATATGCAGGGTCAATTGAGACTTCCGCCCACACATGGAATCGTCTAAAAACAGCGCCAGGGTCAACTAAAGATTTAATTTCGGGGTATTTTTGATTTGAGGAAGCTATAATATATTCAGATGTGAAATTTGTCACACCTTTTGATTTCAGCTCAGCCATTTTTAAAGGAAACTGAGCAGTATTAACCATATATTCTAGTTCTTCATATTCTTCTACGGGTTTCTGTTGTGAGTCTTTTACATTACCAAAATCATCTAATACAACTATAGGTTGTCCAGTGTATCCTTCCCAGTATTCGTTTTTGGCTCTACGGGGAAAGGCACTCGATTCATATTTAATTCCTTGTTCTTTCAAATACTTCTTAAAAATACGGGCTTTCAAGACTTCCGTTGCAACGCTTTTGCCGACACCAGGGTGTCCAAACAAATACATTGCAACAGGTTGGGTTCGAATAGTATGACATCTAGCAGGGCTATGAGTAGCCCATTCATTTTGTTCCTTAATACGTCGTTGTAAACTAGTGACAAGATGAACATTTGATCTAGAATTCATCTTTGAGGCTTGGTAGTGATATTCATTCAATTGATAATTCACAGTTAATACTTGATTAGCAATAGCAGCAGATGAGTCTATCAAAGGTTTTTCAAATTTTTCAATTAATTGGACAGCAGCATATAGATTTTCTAATTGAGGAAAATTTTGCATAAATTGGTATTCTTCAGTAGTTAATCCATATACTGTCGTATAATAAATTTCAGATAAATAATCAAAAATCCATGTAAACATGTCTTTCAAGGCTCGAAAACCCTGAGAGGCACGTCCAATATTTGAAAAATGTTTGGTCATATCAGCGGGAGAGGGGATGATACCAGTACATAAAAGTGTAAAGGTACCACATAAAAATGAGAGGAAACCAGCAAATGGTAAAAGTTGAGGGGAATTCTTTGCAGTTTCTAACATATCGGAAACTAACGATTGTCCAACACGTTCAGTTGTTTCATCGTCAG